CAGAGTTTAAGGCTGAGCACGTTATCTATAACCACCACGCGAAGTTCCCCAAGGTCGACCGCTACGTTAACCAGGGTCGTCTCAACCGTTATCGAAACAGTATCCTGGTGGAGATGCCTGTTGTTCGACACACTACGTGGCATACTGAAATCGTAAAGACGACTCATGACGTTGCCCTTATGCAGAAGGTGGTGAAAGACAGATGGCATGTATTCGAGGAGCGGCCGCTGAAGGACGCAGCGGAATTGTTTTCTGTGATGAGGAAGGTTGTGAACTCGTCGGAGTCACGGATCGAGGCAGTATCAAATCTGCTGACGAAGCACAGAAGGCTCATTGTGTTCTACAACTTCGACTACGAACTCGAAATGCTCCGCCAGGCGTTCCTACCCCTCCCCAATGGTGGAGACGTCAGCACGAGTACTGTGGAGGAGAGTGGTCGTACGTCCAAGGTGGAGGAAGACTCGGGTACGTCGTCTTTTGTAGTTGCGGAGTGGAACGGTCACAAGCATGAGCCAATCCCTACGGGAGATGACTGGATCTACCTAGTTCAGTACACTGCTGGGTCGGAAGGATGGAACTGTGTGCTAACAGACGCCATGTGTTTCTTCAGTCTGACGTACTCTTATAAGCAGTTCCACCAATCGTACGGACGCATCGATCGACGGAATACGCCTTTTACTGACCTGTACTATTACATATTGATGAGCGATTCGGCCATCGACAAGGCCATCTGGAAGGCTCTTCGAAGCAAGAGAAGCTTCCATGAGTCAGCGTTTAGGGTAGGATTTGAGCGTAAAGCGGCTTAAAACGGCCGATTTTGCCAAGAATTCACTCTAAACCTTATTCTATTATCGCGAACTTAATATCTATAGATACTAACATATACATTTTCATATAGCTTTTCGCAAAAAATCTTGGCAGAAGGAGAAGCATGGAACGTTGGGCAAAAATCCGTGAGTTCCCGGACTATATGATTAGTGACCGAGGTCGGGTCAGAAACGAAGAAGCTGACCGTCTTATGGCGCTGCAAGTCAACCAGGCAGGCATTGTGAATGTCGGCCTTACGAAGCATATGCGTCAGTACAAGCGTGCGGTCGGTAAGCTAGTGGCTCAGGAGTTTCTTCCTCCGCCTCCTCGAGCATCGTTCGATTCTGTCATCAATCTGGATGGCGACCGAACCAATAACAGAGCGGAGAACCTGGCGTGGCGACCTAAGTGGTTTGCCATTCGATATTTCCGACAGTTCTACAGCGGCCATCGCGGCTTTGTCGTTCCGGTGTATGAAGTGCACACAGGAGAAGTGTTCGATACATCCTGGGACGCAGCAGTCAAGTATGGCCTCATCGATCAGGATATTCTGCAAGCCTCGATCAACAATACCTATGTGTGGCCCACGAATCAAATGTTCAAGCCATATCACCCATAGATATTATACCGCCACCCAAACAAAGCCTATAATAGAGATGAGTAGAAAATGCTTCTTTACTTGTCCTCTCATTTTGGCTAGGAGGCACTATGTTGGAGAACGCCTACCAAAGGAGACTGATCAAAAAGCTCAAGCAGCGTTACCCAGGCATCATCATTCTAAAGAATGACAGTGGATACCTTCAGGGTATTCCTGACCTGACGCTGTTGTACAAAACCCATTGGGCTTTTCTTGAAGTCAAACCAGATGGGAAGGCGAAACATGAACCGAACCAGGACTACTATATTCAGCTAGCAACTGAAATGTCCTTCGGCGCATTCATCTTCCCGGAGAATGAAGAGGACGTGCTTAATGCTATTCAACAGGTATTCTCGGCTGACCGGTACTCACGCGTTCCTAAGCGGAAGCAAGTACCATTGGATCAACTACGACGAGGACAAGCTCGAACGTGTCTTCGCGTCCACCCAAGCGGCACAGAGAGGCACGGAGCTCCATGCTTTCGCTGCGGAAGCGATCCGTCTCGGCCGAACGCTGACGAGAAACTCGGAGACAGTCAACGCGTTTGTTAATGACGCTATTGGCTTTAAGATGACTCCCGAGCCTATTTTCTACTACTCGGACAACTTCTATGGCGCACCCGACGCTGCTGGTTTTCGAAAGAACAAGCTCCGCATCCATGACCTGAAAACGGGTGTCACTCAGACATCTTTCCATCAGATTGATGTGTACGGCGCGCTGTTCTGCCTCGAATACAAAATGAAGCCGTTCGACATCGAAATGGAATGGCGCATCTATCAGAACGATGATGTGCGCGTTCACATTCCTGACCCTGTCGATATTTCGGCTATCATGGAGAAGGGTAAGCGTTTCGACCGTATCATCAACAACATGCGATTGGAGGCAATGTAGTGACTGAAGGCTATCAGATGACTGACGAAGACCATCTCGCGCACTATGGCATTCTCCGTCGTTCTGGGCGCTACCCTTGGGGAAGTGGCGGAAACGTTACCTCTCGAAGCGTCTCATTCCTCGAGCTCGTTGACAAGCTAACATCAGAAGGCATGTCGCCGACTGAGATCGCGGCAACGTTCCACACTGAGGATGTGCCTTTCACTACTACAGACCTTCGTGCTCTTAAGAGCATCGCGAAAAATCAGATCAAGGGTGCTGATATCGCGATGGCTCAGCGTTTGCGAGCTAAAGGTATGTCAACGCCAAAAATCGCAGAACGCATGGGCAAGCCTGAGTCAACGGTTCGCGCTCTTCTCGCTCCTGGTGAGCAACTGAAGGCCGACCAGCTTACTGGGCTCGCCAACATGCTTCGTGATGCTGTTGCTGAAAAGACCTACGTCGACGTGGGTTCTGGTGTTGAAGCTCAGCTTGGTATCAGTAAAGAACGACTTGGCACTGCTATATCCATGCTCAAAGCAGAAGGGTATAAGGTCATCTCCGTTCAGGAGCCACAGCTTGGCACCAATAAGAAGACGACGATCAAGGTTCTTGCGCCTCCTGGTAGCGAGTATCGCGTGGTTAACGCCAATCGCGAGAAGATCCAGAGTCTTCAGGTCTACAGCAACGACAATGGCAATACCCTGCTTGGGATCAAGCCGCCTCTTTCTATTTCATCGAAGCGCGTCGATGTGATCTATAAGGAAGATGGTGGCGACAAAGCAGACGGCGTTATCTATGTTCGGCCTGGTGTTGAGGATATTTCCCTTGGTGGAAACAAGTATGCTCAGGTTCGAATCATGATCGATGACTCGCACTACCTTAAGGGTATGGCGATGTACAAAGATGACCTTCCTCGTGGCGTAGACCTTCAGTTCAACACGAACAAGAAGCGGTCTGAGATCGGGACTAACAAGCTCGCAGCCATGAAGAAAATCAAAGATGATCCGGACAACCCGTTCGGTGCTACCATTCACCAGATCACTGGAAAAGATGGTAAGCCGTCATCTGCGATGAACCTAGTCAATGAGCAGGGCGACTGGGATCGTTGGTCAAACACGCTGTCCTCGCAGTTCCTTTCAAAGCAGGGATCTGTTCTAGCAAAGAAGCAGCTTGACCTCTACAAGAAGCAGCAGCAAGAAGATCTGGATGAGATTCTTTCTCTTACTAACCCGATCGTTCGGCAGAAGCTTTTGGAAAAGTTCGCTGATAGTGCTGATGCTGCCTCGACTCACCTCAAAGCAGCGGCCCTACCAGGCCAAAAGAACCATGTTATCCTTCCGTTCGACTCGCTCAAAGAGAACGAAGTCTATGCGCCGAACTATAAGAATGGGGAGATCGTTGCCCTTGTTCGGTTCCCGCATGGAGGAATCTTCGAAATCCCAGAGCTCGTCGTTAACAACAACCACCGCCCTGCAAAGAAAGCGCTTGGCGAAGTTGAAGACGCGATCGGAATTAATTCGAAGGTAGCTGCTCGCCTGTCGGGTGCTGACTTTGATGGTGACTCGGTTCTAGTAATTCCTAACAATCCTAATTCTAGGACTAGGGTTCGTACTTCACCGGCTCTTGCTGGTCTGAAGAACTTCGACCCCCAAGTTCAGTACCCAGGATATGAAGGCATGAAGCCTATGTCTTCTAAGCAGAAGCAAACTCAGATGGGTGTTGTGTCAAATCTGATTACGGATATGACCATCAAGAACGCCTCGTCTGATGAAATCGCTGCTGCCGTTCGCCATTCTATGGTGGTTATCGATGCGGAAAAGCACAAGCTAAACTGGAAACAGTCCGAAATCGATAATGGAATTACCCGTCTTAAGCAGAAGTATCAGAAGTCTTCTAGAGGTGGCGCATCTACGGTCATCTCACAACGGAAGTCTGAAGATGAGATCCCTGAGGAAAAGCTTCGGAGCTACCGTGATGGTGGGCCAGTAAATAAAAAGACTGGCGAGTTGGTGTATGTACCTACTGGCGCAACCAAGACTGTGCGTAAGGTTAACAAGCGAACAGGTGAAACCACTGTCACTGAAGTCCCTGTCACCATGAAAGTCAGCCGTCTTGGTAGGGCTAAGGATGCTAACAAGCTTAGCTCTGGTACCAAGATTGAGAAGATCTATGCTGATCATTCTAATGACATGAAGCGCCTTGCTAATACGGCTCGTCGTGAGGCTGTTAATACAAAGCCCCCCCGTATCAACCCTTCTGCAAAGACCGCCTATGCTGGAGAAGTGGCATCCCTTAACGCCAAATTGAAGACGGCCGTACAAAACAAACCTCGTGAGAGGCAGGCCCAAATCATCGGCAATGCCACATTCCGGGCCAAGATGGATGCTAATCCAGACATGGACTCTGCTGACATCAAGAGATTGAAAGCACAATCATTGGCGGCTGCTAGAACCGCCGTCTTTGCTAAGAAGCAGCAGATCGAGATAACACCCAAAGAATGGGAAGCCATTCAGGCAGGTGCTATTAGTCCTAGTAGATTGTCTGCTATTCTAGACAATACAGACATCAACATAGTTAAGGAGTATGCTACACCAAAGACTACCCTTCTTATGACTAATACTAAGGTTAGTAGAGCTAAAGCTATGATGGCACAGGGTCATACCCAAGCTGAAGTAGCAGCAGCCCTTGGTGTGTCCCTTACTACTCTTAAGAAGTCCTTGACGTAAGGAGGTTTGTATGGCTAATCACATGTTGACAACTACTGACAATCCATACAATCCTCACACTCAATGGGATGAATGGTTAGCTTTTGACATGGCACATGGCTACAACACTATCGGTCTACTTGGTAGAATAGTCAAGACATCAAGTGATCTGTCTGATGGTGATGATAGTTTGGCTATCGAGGAAGCTATCGATGAGATTGTAAGGATTAACGTACTAGGCATTCACAAGAAAATTGAGGCGCCCTCAGAAAACCGCCCCAATTTCACCACCCTGCCAGGGTAATTTCAAAGAGGGGGGGAGGGGTTCGCAATATCCTCCCCCCCTCTGCATCGCCGGACCACATATTTTTGCCCCGGGGGAATTTTTCCGGGGAAGTCTTCCGGTTAAACTCGCTGAGAAGTCTCTCGAAAGGAGTTGATACCATGGGCACACGCCGTAAGAGTGACTCTGAAGAGCCTCGACCTCGGCGCGCTCCGGCTAGAACTCCTGAGGATCGCGAGAACCAAGTCACGGCAGCCGCGATCGATCTCGCTGAGAAGCAGATCCTAGCTGGCACCGCGTCCGCACAGGTGATTAGTCATTACCTGAAGCTCGGTTCCTCTCGAGAGCAGCTCGAGCAAGAGCGCCTACGGCATGAGAACGAACTACTGAAGATCAAAGCAGAAGCGATCGCTGCGCAAGAGCGATCTGAAGAACTCTTCAAGGAAGCAATCAGCGCCTTCACAGTTTACAGCGGCAACGCTAGCAAACTCACTGACGAGGATGATGAAGAGGAGTACTATGATTAGAACCTATAGCGAACTCTCTCTTTTTTCTTCGCTTGAAGATCGATTCCGCTATCTAGCTCTTCGTGGAGGAGTTGCTCATGCAACCTTCGGTCATGACCGCTGGATGAATCAAAAGTTTTACGCCTCTCGCGCCTGGAAAGACGTGAAGGGGTATGTAATTGTCCGGGATGAAGCGTGCGACTTGGGTGTCCCCGGTTTCACCATTTATTCCAACCTAGTGGTTCACCACATGAACCCTATCACGGTTGAGGACATTCGAGAAGGTAACGAGGACATCCTCGATCCTGAGTTCTTGATCACAACAACCCATAAGACGCACAACGCAATTCATTACGGCGACGAATCGCTCCTGCCGCAAGGTCTGGTCGAACGTACCCCGTATGATCATGCGCCTTGGCGTCAGTAGGAGAAGACATGGCTAAGGAACCCAAGAACTATGACAAGGAAGACGTCGAGTTTGCTCTCAGCCGAGTGACTCAGGACGGTTCCGGTCTCAAGGCAGGCGAAGAGCCTCCGGTTAGCGACTTCGACGAGGAGGACGACAAGTCATGACGACTATCAACTACGATCAGCCGATTCAGGACTTCATCGACCAGCTCAGCGCGACCGACCACGTCACGCACACGAAGTACATCAAGACTTCGGTCACGTTCCACCACAACGCGGGTCGACTTTCTCTTCAGGGCATCCTCGATGTCTGGAAGGTTCGTCCGGCCTCTGCTCACTTCCAGGTCGACCGCAAGGGCGCTCTCGGTCAGTACGTCCACGTCAATGAGTATGCCTGGGCGACCGGCACTCGGACTGGTAACGCAAAGTCAATCTCAATCGAGATGGCAAACGAGACTCTTTCTCCCGACTGGGTGGTGAACGAGGTTACGTGGAAGGCAGGCGCTCGTCTTGCCGGCTGGCTCTTCGTCCACGTGATCAAGCAGGCGCCGACCGCTTCGAACGTGCACCTGCACAGCCACTGGAAGGCCACGCTCTGCGCTGGTCCGCATATTCGGAAGGTCTACGACGATCTGCTTGCCGAGGTTCAGGCCTCGTACAAGTACTTCCTGGACAAGAAGAACGGCGGCAAGGACCCGGTTTCGACTGGTGTTCAGCGAGCATTTCTTAAGGAGGACGGTCTCAATGGTCCGAACTCTCGTAAGGCACTTCAGCTCTTCCTGCGCGCGCACGGTCTCTACAAGTCCACGATCGATGGCGAGTGGGGTCCTCGTACCCGCCGAGCTCTTCAGGCATATTTGCGTGTGACCCAGGACGGAAGCATCGGTCCGAAGACTCGAGCTGCTTTCCAGGCAAAGGTCGGACATCGAATCACTGGTGTTTGGCGCTGGGACCAGTCGCGTTACCCGGACTCCACCACCAAGGCGTGGCAGGCGTTCTACAACAACGAACTCAGGAAGCGCGGCAAGCCTTTCTGACATATTTCACCGAGGAGGTGACCTTGTATGGCTCGAGATCTCAGTATTCTCAGGTCAACCAAGCGAAAGCTTGGTCTTTCGCCCGACTATGATGCGTTTGACGACGAAGTGATCGGATTCATCAACTCGGCGTTTGCTACGTTGTCACAACTCGGCGTTGGGCCAGAGACCGGCTTCCGTATCGAAGGCGATGACGAGGTCTGGGATGACTTTGTGGCTGATGCTCTCAATCACAACGATATCCCAACCTACGTCTACCTCAGAGTCCGTTTCATGTTCGATCCACCGACCACCGGCTACCTCGTTGATGCTATGGAAAAGCAGATCAAGGAGCACGAGTGGCGTCTTAATGTCCGAAGGGAGGACACTGAATGGCGATCTCCGATCGAGTCCGAGACTTCCTTGAGCACGATGGGGTCTCCGGAGTAAATTTCGACGACGCTACCGATGCCGAGGAGTTTCTCGAGCACTATGGCGTTCCTGGTATGAAATGGGGACGACGTAAGCGCCGTGGAGGTAGCTCGGAGGCCACGAAGGTCTCAGTGTCGACCAAAACTCGGGGCGGCAAGGCGGTAATCAAGACCAAAGGTGGAGAGAATCAGCCTGCTTCTAAGGAAGCAATCTCTACAGCGGTCATCAACCGTAAGGGTCGAAAAAGCGGCACCGCAGCGCTCTCTAACAAGGAGATGCAGGCTGCTGTGAAGCGCATGAAGCTGGAAAAGGAGTACAAGAAGGAACTTCTGGACCAGCAGGGTGTCGTGGGCAAGCTCGTCAGTAAGCTGATTACGGAGCAGGGTCCAAAGGAGCTCAGATCTGCCATGCAGGCCCAGAAAGAGGGCACCGGTATCGATGGTACCGCGGTTGCTCTCTACATGGCCCGCAAGGGAGCTAAGCAATACACGGGCACCCACCGAAAGTAAAGAAAGGAGGGGTCGGCGATGACGCTGTCGAACACTGCGACGCCCATTTACTACGGGAAGTTCCGCAAACAGGTTATGAAGGGCAAAATTCCTGTCTGCAAGGAAATTACCATGGAGATGAACCGCATCGACGCGCTCATCGCCGACCCCGACATCTACTACGACGACGAGGCCATTGACGGCTTCATTGCTTTCTGCGAAAACGAGCTTACCCTCACCGACGGCTCCGCCGTTAAGATGCTTGAGTCCTTTAAACTGTGGGCCGAGCAAATTTTCGGCTGGTGGTTCTTCGAGGAGGTTCCGGTTCTCGAGACTGGTCCACTTGGAGACGTCCGCGAAGTGATGAAGGTTGTCAAGAAGCGCCTCACCGTCAAGCAGTACCTGATCGTTGCTCGTGGTTCGGCTAAGTCTATGTACGCGTCGTTCCTTCAGAGTTATTTTCTGAACATCGACATCGAGACGACACACCAGATCACGACTGCTCCGACCATGAAGCAGGCCGAAGAGGTCATGTCCCCAATCCGGACAGCGATCATTCGTACCCCTGGCCCGCTCTTTAAATTCTTCACCCTTGGTTCGCTGCAAAACACAACGGGTAGTCGGTTCAACCGGCAAAAGCTCGTCGCGACCAAGAAGGGTATTGAGAACTTCCTGACTGGATCGCTTCTTGAGATCCGACCCATGACAGTTAACAAGCTTCAGGGTCTAAGAACCAAGATGAACACTATCGACGAGTGGTTGTCTGGCGATCTCAGAGAAGATGTTGTGGGAGCGATCGAACAGGGCGCCTCTAAGGTTCCCGGCTACCTCATTGTGGCGATTAGTTCAGAAGGTGTGGTCCGCAACGGACCTGGCGACTCCATGAAGATGGAGCTGCACAACATTCTGCGCGCGGCATCCGAGGGCGATCACTATGCACAGCATATTTCGATCTGGCACTACAAGCTTGACGACATCAAAGAGGTCAACGAACCTCGGATGTGGATCAAGGCTAACCCGAACATCGGGATTACTGTCGAATGGTCTGTCTATCAGCTCGATGTCGAACGAGCCGAGAAGGTTCCCCAGGCACGCAACGATATTTTGGCAAAGCGGTTCGGCATACCTATGGCTGGCACGTCCTACTTCTTTGCCTATCACGATACGTTGCCGCACGACCATGTGCCAAACTTCTGGCAGATGCCGTGTGCTGTTGGCGCTGACCTTTCTCGTGGTGACGACTTCTGTGCGTTCACGCTTCTGTTCCCTTTGGGCGGTAGTGCTTATGGCATCCTCACCCGAAGCTACGTCACAGATCTAACTATGCGTAAACTCCATCCCGCAGTTCGGATGAAGTACGACGAGTTTCGTAATGAGGACAGTTTGCACGTTCTCGAAGGTACGACGCTCGACATGATGGAGGTTTACGATGATCTTGTGGCTTGGATGGAACACGACGACAATCAGTTCGACTACCGAGCCCTTGGGTACGACCCATACAACGCCAAAGAATTCGTCGAGAGATGGATTCTCGAAAACGGCGACTTCGCGGTCGAAAAAGTCATCCAGGGCGCACGCACTGAATCTGTTCCTCTTGGCGAACTCAGGACTCTGGCGGAAGAGCGTAAGCTCATATTCAACCAGGGTCTAATGACCTACACCATGGGTAACGCGGTTACTGAAGAGGATTCTAACGGTAACCGTAAACTGCTAAAGCTTCGTCATGAAGAAAAAATCGATAACGTAGCGGCCCTAATGGACGCTTACGTCGCTTATAAGGCTCATAAGGAGGCGTTCGAGTGAGCGGTGAACCATTGAACGATGGCATGACCCCTGACCAAGCGCTTGCTCACTATGGCGTTCCCGGAATGAAGTGGGGCCGTCGCCGCTCTTCAAGTGAGCTTGCGTCCCGACGGGACAAGACCATCGTAAAGCGTGCAAAGACACGTACCGCGGCATCAGTCGCGTCATCCCGTGTAGACACGGCTACCATGCGCCAGAACAAGGCCATGGTCCGCGCAGTCTCCTCGGGCAAGCCTCGCCATGCTCGAAAGCTCCGGCGAGAAACCAAGAAGGTCAACCGAGCCATCCGCAGGGACCGGCGTTTGGACCGTAGGGTCCGACGGCTTGATCGCAAAATTGCCGACCTCGATAGGAAGACTATTGAGCGCGGCCGCGAAGAGGCACAGAAACTCCTAGCAGAGAAGACGGTAGCATCCAAGCCTAAGAAGACATAGGAGGTGTCATGGCAGTATTCGATCGACTGAAGAATGCCTGGAACGCCTTCTCAAACAGCGACCAAGACAGACATGAGAGGATCTTCGAATCAAGTGTCGAAGCTTCTCCTTGGCGTCCAGATCGCACTAGGTTTGGGTCCTTCAACGACCGATCCATCATCGCGGGCATCTATACCCGAATGAGTGTGGACTTCTCTAGTCTGGACTTCAAGCACGTTCGCGTCGACGTTGACGACAACTACGTCGAGACCATCAAGAGTACGCTCAATGAGTGTCTCGGTCTGGCGGCTAATGTCGATCAGCGATCGCAGGCATTCAAGCAAGATCTCGCTTACACCTTGTTTGAGGAAGGCGAGATTGCGATCGTTCCGGTGTTCACATCAGCAGCACCGGATGAAACGGGAAGCTACGAGATTCTCAGCATTCGTGTTGCGAAGGTCGTGCAGTACTACCCTAACAAGGTTAAGCTGTCAATGTATGATGAGCGTGACGGAAAGCGCAAGGAGCTCGTTCTCCCTAAGGAATTCGTCGCAATTGTCTACAACCCGTTCTTCAAGGTGATGAATGAGCCGAACTCAACTCTTCAGCGGATCGTCAAGAAGCTTAACCTTCTCGACAACGTTGATGAGCACGCTAGTTCGGGCAAGCTCGACCTCATCATTCAGGTTCCCTATGTTGTTCGTTCCGAAACCCGCCGGGAGCAAGCCAAGCAGCGCGCCCAAGACATCGAGATGCAGCTTAGGCAGAACTCTCATGGCATTGCATACACGGACGGGACCGAGAAGGTCGTCCAGCTCAACCGCCCAGTGGAGAACAAGCTTTGGGATCAGATCCAAGGCCTCCTCCAGATCCTCTACGGACAGCTCGGCCTTACCCCGGGCATCATGGACGGTACCGCGGACGAAGCAACCATGCTCAACTATCTGAACAGGACTATCGAACCCATCGCCCAGGCGGTGGTCGAGTCCATGATTGCGTCCTTCTTTACCAAGACGGCACGTACTCAGGGTCAGTCCATTATGTACTTCAAGGACCCGTTCAAGCTCATTCCGCTTTCTCAGATTGCTGAGATCGGTGACAAGTTCACTAGGAATGAGATTCTGTCTGCCAATGAAATTCGTCCAAAGATTGGTTTCAGACCATCAAAGGACCCGAAGGCCAATGAACTTCGGAACAGCAACATGCCGGCTTCGACGGAGTCAGCAACTTCAGAAACTAAGGAAGGAGTTAGTCAAAATGGGAGAGACGCGGAAGCCTGACTTCAGCGGCTACGCCACCCGGGCTAACGTCAAGTGCTCCGACGGGCGAACCATCAAGCCTGAAGCGTTCCAGCACATGGACGGCCAGGAGGTTCCGCTGGTTTGGGGTCACGGCCACAAGGACATCAACAATGTTCTCGGTAAGGCGGTTCTTCACGCCCGGGCAGACGGCATCTACGCCGATTGCTACACCAACGACACCAACTCTGGCGAGATTGCCAAGAAGATTGTCCGTCACGGAGACGTGAAGGCGCTTTCTATCTTCGCCAACCAGCTTCTCGAGCGCGGCGCCGAGGTGCTTCACGGTAACATCCGTGAGGTCAGCCTTGTTCTCGCCGGTGCTAACCGGGGGGCGTTCATCGACAACGTTGTTGTTACTCACGGCGATGGGTACGACGACGAGGTCCTTGCGGAGGAGGCAGTTATCTCCGCTGGCGAGCAGCCCGTTCTTGCTCACTCTGACGAGTCCGATGAGGACGACGAGGAGCTTGAGGATGACGAGTCCGACGAGTCTGATGACGACGAGGATGAGGACGACGAGCTCGAGCACGCCGACGGTGACACCATCAAGGACGTCATCGGCACGATGAACGAGGAGCAGCAGGACGTTCTGTACTACCTCGTTGCGGAAGCAATGAACAAAAACTCTGATGACTCGGCCGAGCACGGAGAGAACACCGAAGAGGGCGACCTCACTCACCAGGAAGGAAACGAAGACATGCCTCGCAATGCCTTCGAGCACAACGACGGCGCCAACGACTCTTCGGAGCGTCGTGGTAGCACGCTCACGCACGACCAGCTCTCCACGATCATCGAGGAGGGCAAGGCCAACGGCTCGTTCAAGGATGCTCTCCTTGCGCACGCCGACGAGTATGGCATCACGAACATCGAGATGCTCTTCCCTGACGCCACGGCGGTCAGCAACAAGCCCGAGTGGATCACTCGGCGTATGGAGTGGGTCGAGAAGGTTCTCGGCGCCACCAAGAAGCTCCCGTACGCCAAGATCAAGTCTTGGAGCGCGGACCTGACGCACGAGGAGGCTCGTGCCAAGGGTTACATCAAGGCAAACGTCAAGAAGGAGCAGTTCTTCGCTATCCAGAAGCGAGAGACCGGCCCCAAGACGATCTACAAGAAGCAGCGTCTTGACCGGGATGACATCCTGGACATCACCGAGTTCGACGTGGTGTCTTGGCTCTGGGTCGAGATGAACTTCATGCTCCGTGAGGAAATCGCGCGCGCGATTCTCGTCGGTGACGGCCGTGAGGTCGACGACCCCGACAAGATCGACGAGACCAAGATCCGTCCGGTTGCCCACGACGACCCGTTCTACACGGACGTCCTCGTTGTTCCGGCAAACGTCAGCGGTGAGGCGATGGTCGAGGCGGTCATTCGTGGCCGTGAGAACTACAAGGGTAAGGGGCAGCCTGACGCCTACATGACCCGTTCGGTTCTCAACGACATGCTTCTTGTCAAGGACAAGATGGGTCGTCGTCTCTACCGCAACCGCGCCGAGCTTGCCAGCGAGCTCGAGGTCAACGAGATCGTTCTCGTCCCGGTCCTTGAGGACCAGCACACGGACGACGGCGATATTCTGATGATCCTCGTCAACCTCGCGGACTACTCGGTCGGTACGAACAAGGGTGGCGAGATCACCAAGTTCTCGGACTTCGACATCGATGTCAACCAGGAGAAGCTCCTGATCGAGGGTCGCATGTCCGGCGCGCTCACCGAGCACAAGACCGCTCAGGTCGTCGTTCGCCAGGCTGGTACGCTTGTGGACCCGGACGTTCCGACGTTCAACACCTCCACGGGCGTTCTGACGGTCCCGAATGAGACCGGTGTCGTCTACAAGAACCAGGACACCGACGCCACGCTTACCGCGGGTGCTCAGTCCGCCATCGCTGCGGGTGCTTCGGTCTCCGTTGTTGCGGTCCCGGCCACCGGGTACTACTTCCCGCACAACACGGACGCCGACTGGACCTTCACGCGCGACGCCTGATAACTGATGGCACGGTTTTGCGGTAAAGTTGGTTACGGCGAAACCGTTGAGGTTCGACCAGGTTCGTGGGACGACGTCATCGTAGAAAGAACATATTACGGTGACGTCGTCCTGGACAAAGCTGTCTTCAAAGATGGCGATGGCGTCGTAAAGGACGTCACTGTTCAGAACGTCATCAGTATCGTCGCGGATAGTTACGCCAACGAGCATATTTCGAACATCCGCTACGTAGAGTGGGCGGGGGCGGTTTGGGTTGTCGATAATGTCGCCCAAAGTCGTCCCCGCCTTACCCTACGGTTGGGAGGAGTCTACAATGGCCCCAGGCCTGACCCGACGCCTTGAACTTCAAGCAATTCTTGAAGCAATTCGAGGCTCAGATAATGTATATTTTCAGCCTCCCCCGACAGTGCAGCTTCAATTCCCGTGTATCGTTTACAAACGCGATTTCGGGGACACAAAGTTCGCCGATAACAAGCCATACAGTTTCAAACAACGGTATGAAATTACCGTGATCAATCGGGATTCAGATGATCCCGCAATTGATTTGATTCGGGCCATGCCGATGACTGTGTTCCTGAGACACTTCGTTCGAGACGGTCTCAATCACGACGTTTTTCAAACCTATTTCTGAGGAGGAATAGATGAGTCAGCTCGAGTGGGACAAGGTTGGTGAGCGGTTCTTCGAGACCGGTGTCGACCATGGTGTCCTGTACAAGCCCAATGCACAGGGCGAGTACGATCAGGGATTCGTCTGGAACGGTCTTACGGCCGTCAACGAGTCGCCTGAGGGTGCAGAAAGCAACAAGCAGTATGCGGACAACATCGCGTACTTGAACCTTCAGTCTGCTGAGGAGTTCAACGCCACGATCGAGGCCTTCTACAGTCCTGTGGAGTTCGATGAGCACGATGGTACGGCTCGTCCGCGCCCTGGTGTGGCCTTCGGTCAGCAGCGGCGTAAGCCGTTCGGCTTCTCGTACCGTACCCTTCTGGGTAACGACCTCGAGGGTGTCGACTACGGTTACAAGATCCACCTCGTCTACAACGCCCTCGCCGCTCCGTCGGAGAAGGGTCGCGCGACGATGAACGACTCGCCGGAGGCTGCTGGTCTCTCGTGGGAGCTCAGCACGACGCCGGTTGCGGTCGGCGTTCTGGGTGGGGTCTCGTACCGCCCGACGGCTCACGTCACGATCACCTCGACCGAGGTGGACCCGGACGACCTGGCCGCGCTCGAGGAGGCCCTTTACGGGACCGAGTCGACCGACCCCCGTCTGCCGCTTCCGGCAGAGGTCTACGGCATGTTCGGTGCGGGCGCCACGACTGAGGTCGTTCCGGCTGCTCCGACGTACAACTCGTCCACCGACACGATCACCATCCCCAGCTCCCCCGGCGTTGTGTACTACATCGACGGCGAGCCGGTCACTGGCGACGTGGTCATCACCGAGGACACTGTGGTCACCGCCCGTCCCGCTGCGGGCTACAAGTTCACCCAGCCGTCGGATGACGACTGGTACTTCGACCACACCTGATCGACCTAATTTGGGAAGGGAGGCTAAAGATGCTAGTTCTCAGAGTGCCACTACCAGAAGCATTCGACGACAAGACCCAAGAGTTTGTCCAAGAGTACTTCGAAGTAGAGATGCTGCATTCTTTGGCCTCCCTTTCCAAATGGGAGTCAAAATGGAAGAAACCTTTCATGGTCAAGGAAGACAAGACTACCGAACAATTGGTGGATTACTTGAAATTCATGACTCTGACTCCAAATGTTCCCGATGAAATCTATGAAATCATCATTCGGGACGAAGATTGCTCTCGGGAAATTGAGCAGCATCTTGTAGATAAGGCAACTGCTACCTGGTTTACTGAAGAGGTCCGAAAGCCTGGGCCTGAGCAAACCGTAACGGCAGAGCTAGTCTACTATCAAATGTTCTCTCTTAATATTCCTCTGGAGTTTGAGAATAGGCATTTGAACCATCTTCTTACTCTCATTCGAGTGTTTCAGAACAAGAACAACCCGGAAGAGACTAAGCGCAGCAAATCTGAACTGCACGCGCACCACCGCTCAGTTAATGAGGCTCGTCGCGCGAAAGCTGAAGCAGAAAGGAGGGCGAAGTCGTGACAAAACTTGAATGGGGCCGGCTCGGCGAAAGATTGTACGAGTTGGGCGTAGACAGAGGTGTTCTGTTTGTTCCCGGACATGACGGAGTCGCATGGAATGGCCTGGTTGCTGTTACTGAAACCCCGTCGAGTTCTGGCGTCCGGCAAAGTTTTCTTGACGGCATCGTCTACCACACCGAAGCTCCGCGTGACCTCTACTCGTACCAGATCGAGGCGCTTTACAGCCCTCCAGAGTTTGACGAGTGTGATGGCGTTGAGCAAGTTTTCGACGGCGTGTTTGCATCAGAACAGCTACGCAAACCATTCGGCTTTTCATACCGATCTCTTGTCGGTAATAGCATCGAAGGTGAGGCCCACGGCTACAAGGTCCACCTTGTGTACAATAGCCTGGCGACGCCAGCAAACCGTGCACACAAGACGATCGAAGGCGATCCCGACCTAGAACCGCTCGCATGGGAGGTTTCAACCACCCCTGAGCAAATCCCAATGGGGGATCGCGCCACGTACAGTGCCCATCTGTTCTTTGAGACGGGAAAAACGCCTGCGTGGGAACTTCGTAAAGTAGAAAACATCCTTTACGGCACGGACTCGAGCGCTCCTAGGCTCCCGCTGCCTTCTGAGCTTTACAGCATATTCTACCTTGTCATTATCGACGGGAATGAGGATGGCGAAGAGCTCAGAATTTATGACGGCGGAACAGCCGACACAACTTACGATTCTTGGGTAGATGGAGGCTCATTGTGACAACCCGTATTCAAATGCGCCGTGCCACGGCCGAAGAGTGGTCCACGGTTAACCCTGTTCTTGCCGACGGTGAGTGGGGTTACGTTCAGGGAAGCCCTCGGGAGATCAAGATCGGCGACGGCGAGACCGCCTGGAACGATCTGGATTTCATCGGCCCGTTTTCTGCGTATAAGAGCGTTTCTGCGCCAATGACCAATTCATATTTGGCTAAGCGCGACACGTCTCTCGACATCAACGTCACTTCAGACTCGAATTTCACCATACTGGGCGATATTCTGGGCACTGTTGTGGGTATGCGCATCCAGCCTAACGGCCACGTTCTTACTCTTCCTGGAGATCTCGAGATCACCGGATCAGAGGCCGTCACGGCCACGGCATGGCGGATGAACGAAGGCTGGGTATATTCGGTCGCTGGCGCTACTACTAGCGTTCCGGACCCAGGCGATACAGTTCCTCCGGTTGCGGGAACTCTTCAGGTCACCAACATCACCGATGGAGGGTTTACTCTCACGGTCGCGGGTGCTACCGACGAGCTTTCACTCCACAGCCAGCCGTACAGCTTCTCTATCGACGGCGGCGCAACCTGGTCTAGCTGGCAGGCCTCTTCGAGCAAAACCTTCACCGGTCTTCTGCCCGACACAGAGTATCTCTGCCAGCACCAGACGCGCGACAACGCGGACCCGTACCACGCAGTCATTGGGACCGAGGTTCCCGTGACTACGGACGCTATCCCGGGTGTTCTCACATATCTGGGCGAATCGCACGCTACGGCAGACACTGACACCTTTACCTATTCGAACGTGCCTATCGGCGCGGCAAGCGCGGGTCGTCATATTCTGGTTGCTTTGTCGTACTGGGCAGGTGGCTCTCGCGACTTTAGGCTCTTTGTGGACAACGTGGAGGTTTCGCACCTTTACTCGGCTAGCAACGCTCAGACAGACAAGGTCGTTCGATTCTACAAGGTTCCTCGCCCTACAGGAACTACGATGAATCTTGAGGCTCGCGGTGCTGCTACAGGCTTCAACGCGCAGCCTAGCATCGCGGCCTGGTCCGCTAACCAGGACGTAAGTCTCGTGGCAGGAAACTTTACCGACGTCGCCAGTGGTGCTACTGGCGGTTCTGTTACTGCTA